ATATGCGAGCATAATTTAATGGTAGAATGCAACCTTCCCAAGGTTGATGTGCGGGTTCGATTCCCGTTGCTCGCTCCATAACATTAAAAAGCCCTATTTTAAGGGATTTTCTTTATCTGTGGCACCTTTTTGGCACCCTTTTCTCATATTTTCGATTGTTTCGTTCAGGAATTTGTCGGTATCTTTTAGTAAATGCGTATAGGTTTGTAACGTTTGCTCGATGGATGCGTGGCCGAGTCGCTTGGATACTGCCACGATATTTACGCCACTATTAATCAGAATTGTAGCGTGGCTGTGTCGTAGGTCATGTAGACGGATTTTTTTAACTCCTGATAGTTCTATTGCTTTTGTAAATCTTTTTTGTATCTGCGTGATAGGGAGGCTAGTTATCCCACCAAAGAGAAAATCACCGTCAATGGTCAATAACGGTTGTAATCTGTTTCTTAGATCGTCATCAATCCATACTTTTCTTGATTGCTTCGTCTTGGTTGGTTTTAAGCCGTTTATGAAGTGTTTGATGCTGGCATGAATATTTAACCAATTACCATCAAAATCGCTCTTCTGCAGCGCCATAATCTCGCCACGGCGCGCTCCAGTCCAGAACAGCGTTTCAAAGAAGAGGGCATAGAGTGGACTATCGACACAGGATAGAAATTGATTGAACTCATCGACAGTCCACACGTTCATTTCTTGCATTAGTTCTTGATCTGTCTTTTTAAGTCGCTTCAAGATAATGCTGTTATCAACAACGTTGTATACCGTCGAGTAATAGCGAAATACGCCCTTAACGAATGAGATGGTATCATTCTTTATCTTTGTGCCGCATTGGCTACTACTAGCGAGTTCTGCGCGCCATGCGACGAGTTGTGCACGGGTAATTGATTTGATTGGACGTTTATATAAGTCGGTGAACCTGCGCTCAAAAGCTACTTGGTGGCGGCGTGCTTGTTCCTTTGATGGTAATGCATACTCTTCCCATTGATGAGCTACTTGTTCAAACGTCAGCTCACTAGGCTGGCTGCTTTGTTGTATCGCTTCAGCTTCATAAATCTTGGCATCACGTTTTGTTTTAAAGCCACGTTTCTTTTTGGTTCGTTGTTTAAACGTAAGAGGGTCGCGATATTTAATCTGTACGAAGTAAGTTTTTCTGACATCATCGTAACCGATCATGTGTGATCTCCTTTCTATGACTTCATGTAATTGCCGTCAAAATATTCAGGGAAAGCAATTCTTATTACTTCCATTAATCTATCTTGTTCAATTGGATCCATCTTACACATAGCTGCTTCGATCTCTTCTAAATACTTATCAATTTTTTCCATAGTTGCTCCTTTCTTTTTTTGAGTAATTTTGAGTAACAACTGTATAAATTCGCTTGTTTTTGATTAGATAAAACAAAAATATGTATTTATAATGTTAAAAATCGCATATTTTGACACTATGGATAATCATAATGTCAAAAATCGCATATTTTGATACTTTAAAATCATTTCGAATATTTTGCGCAGCATTGAGTAATGTGTGCTAAAATTGAGTACAGTAAAAGCACTTGGTTGTGTGTTTACTGCTTATCCGACTGTTGGTAGCAGTCGGATTTTTTTATTATATATATCTGTTTACAACTTCGATTATTTGCTGATCATAATTATAAATATCATCAACTGTAGAAATGGATAATTTTAATTCTTTCTTATCTTCAGTAGGTAGGATTAAATAATTATTTTTCTTACCTAAGATAAAACGGCATAACCATTTTCGAGTATTGTTATCAACTAAAACGCCAAAATAACTTTCGGTATCCTTATAAACAAGACGTTTTGCAGAAATGCTTTTGCGCACGATGCTTTTAACTACTGCGAACGCATTTAATTCTTCCATTGTTGTTACGATCTTGCTTTCTTCAGTTTCTTCGGATGTGTCATTTTCTTCATCGGTTTGATTAAGTGTTTCTTTAAAGCGCGTAGCCATCTTTTCATTTAGATAACTTGTAATAGCACGTTTTACAATTGGTTTAAATTTCTCAATTACAATTTGTGTTTTTGCACCCGAATAGAAATCCGAAATAATCAAACGTTCTAAATCTTCACTATCGCCTTCAATAAGTTTTCGGAATGCTTCTTTTGCAAGATTTAAGTATTTTAATTCAGAAGCGGTATTCATTATTGAATCCACATCAAGGTTTTCTTTTCTGAATTTTTCTAAATAATTTACAGAATTATCGGTTAAATTCAATAAATCTAATGTAAAAAACGGTAATTTATCCATTTTGTTTGGTTCGTCTAAATCTGCAAAAAATTTATAGACAACACCATTTGTAAGGATTGCAAAACGACATTCAGTTACACTGAAATATCTGTAAAGTTGAGATTCATGCTTGCTTAAATTATCAAAATGTGGTTTTGCCTCAATGATGATAAATGGTTTGCTATCCTGAAAAATAGCATAATCTACTTTTTCACCTTTTTTAATCCCTACATCAGCTACGTATTCTGGGCAAAATTCTAAGGGGTTAAATACATCAAATCCCAAGGCTTGGAAAAACGGTAGGATAAAGGATTGTTTGGTTGCTTCCTCGGTAGTTATAGAATCTTTCAATGTTTTGATACGGTTGGATAATACTGATAATTTTTCATACAATTCTGACATAATTCAATCTCCTTATTCAAAAATTTTTAATTGCCTTTTTTAATTTGCCTACACAAACAAAATGATTAATAGATGGATTAATAACAATAGGATCGTAGTGGCTGTTCATTGGTTGCAGAGTAATGATACCAGCGGTTTCAATATATTTTTTACACATTGCTTCATTTTCATCAATGCAGAAACAGCCGATCATCCCTGAATATGGGGTTACATTTTTTTCGAAAATAAGCAAGTCACCGTCATCGATTCCTGCATCTTTCATAGAATCGCCTTTTGCATACTGGGCAAAATATTCTGCACTTTTTGAAAGCCCTTCTGATGGTACAGCGATAAAATCAAGAATTTCATCGTCTGTAAAACCGCCATTTCCACAACATAAAGCGGAATAAAGAGTAACTCGTTCATACTCTAAGGCAGCATTAATAAATATTTCATCATCGGCTTCTCCGAGCAAATCACTGGTTGTTACCCCAAAAAAATCCGCTAATTTTTGAACAGTCGCAAAATTCGGTTCGCTTCTGCCTGTTTCCCAATAAGATATGCCTGCTTTAGTAATTCCAAATATGTCAGCTAACTGCTCTTGTGACATCTTTTTTGCAGTTCTTAGTTTTTTAACATTATCTCCAAAAAATGAATGCATATGTATCACCTCGCTTAATATATATCATAAATTTGTAATAAGATAAACAATATTTTTACTTAATAAAAAATAATTTTTATAAAATGTAAATTATCTGTTGACTATATTTTTCAAATACTATATTCTTTTGTTGTAAACAGATGGTTTACTAGAAAGGGTGAGAAAATGAATAGAGATTTAATAGGAGTAATGGCAAAATTTGAAATTACTCAAAGAATGATGGCTGATGTCATTAATGTTTCTATGCCTACCTTTAAAGTGAAATTAGATGAAAGACGCTTTACTCAGTCGGAAATTGATAAAATGGTAAATTATTTAAATACCTATGACAAATCTATTGATAGCAATCTTTTTTTTAGAGATTAAGTAAACAGATAGTTTACATTAGAAAGGAGAGAACATGAACAATTTACAAACATTCAATTTTAACAATCAGCCAGTACGAACTGTACAGCTAAACAATCAATCATATTGGGTATTGAAAGACGTATGCGACGTCTTAGAACTCAGTAATCCAACAGTAGTAGCTAATCGATTAGAAGATGATGAGGTGACTAAGTTTAACTTAGGGGGCTTATCAGGGGAAACAAACATTATCACAGAAAGCGGACTATACGCAGTTATTCTCCGAAGCGATAAGCCAAACGCTAAAGAATTCAGAAAGTGGGTTACATCAGAGGTGTTGCCAGCAATTAGAAAAAATGGAGCATATCTAACGGATGAAAAAGCATATGACATTACGCACAATCCACAATCACTAGCTGATTTACTTCTACAAGCTGGTGAGCAGTTAAAGCAAAAGGAAATCATTATTCAAAAAATGAAGCCTAAAGCGCTATTCGCTGATGCAGTAGCGACGGCTGATACATCAATCTTGATTGGAGATCTAGCAAAACTCATTAAACAGAACGGACATGACATTGGACAAAAGCGTTTATTTGAGTGGCTAAGAAATCACGATTATCTCATTAAGAGTGGAAACAGTAAGAACATGCCAACTCAAAAATCTATGGAACTAAAGTTGTTCGAAGTCAAAGAACGTACCATTAACAATCCTGATGGTAGCGTACGTATCACTAAGACAACCAAAGTAACTGGCAAGGGTCAACAGTACTTTATCAACAAATTTTTAGGGAGTTAGAAAGGATTCGCAATGAAAACAGCTACAACACCACAAGAGGTCATTGCAAAGACGTATCTGAACATCACAGATGTACAGATTCTGCTGGGCATGACACGAGAACCAGCAAGAGCCTTATTTAAGCAAGTTAAGAACATCGAAACTGAGAAACTTGGAAAGTTTGACGTATGGCCGAACATGATCCAAAAGGACAACCTACTAAAAGCTCTGCACATCACTCGAGAGGCACTGCTTAAAGATTTAGAACTACGAGAAGCAAACAAAAAAAGCGCAGTCCAGCAAGACAAGAGCGCTTAAGTGACATCCACAAAATGTCACTACCATTTTAACACAGAAAGGTAGGAACAATGAAAACAAATAAATTTAGCGACAAAGCATTTAAACTAGGACTTTACATTTTCTACGGAGCGCTATTCGTTAAGGTCATCGCATTCGTTCTAGGTGTGGATCTATGAGAAAGATGAAAGCAATGCAGTTTCATTTCAAGAACAACGGTCGCTTTGCTAAGAGAGATGCATGGTTGAAAGACATTGAGATTGTGCCATATGACGGTCCTGATTTTAATCGTCAGTACGTCGAAGCTTTAGAGCGAGTTGAGAAAATCAAAAATCTAGATTGGAGTGCAGAAAAGAATGAAGACAGACAACCAGCGTAGAGAGTTCGAGTTCGCGCTCGAAACATTGCTAAAAGCATGCGATAGCAAAGTCAAATCGGTAAAAGTGAACTGGGATGAAAAAGACAAAAAATTTCGTGAGTCTGCAGAGTCCGTAATAATCACGTACAACAACGATTACAAAAAGGAAATAAACATCGCTTATTGTTCATGGAAAGCAATAGCGTTTACAACGATTCATCGTTCATAAAAGGAGGAAAGAAAAAAATGAGTGAACCAAACTTATTTGAAGTTGGATATCAAATGCAAAAAGAAGAACAACAAGAAACAATCAAAATCAACAGTCTTGAACTAGAGAACGTGAAACGCGTTAAGGCAGTCAAATTAGAGCCTACAGCAAGCGGTTTAACTGTGGTTGGGGGAAAGAATAACCAAGGGAAAACAAGCGTGCTAGACGCGATTACGTGGGCGCTAGGAGGCGAGAAGTATAAGCCTTCACAGCCAGATCGCGAAGGTTCAATGATTCCACCGAAACTTCACATTGAATTGTCGAACGGAATCATAGTGGAGCGCTCAGGAAAGAATAGTGCATTAAAGGTTTTAGATTCAACAGGAGCGAAAGGTGGTCAAAAACTCTTAGATTCATTTATTAGTACGTTTGCTTTGGATCTACCAAAGTTTATGAATTCAACAACAAAGGATAAAGCCAACACATTATTACAAATTATCGGCGTAGGTGATAAGTTATCAGTTTTCGATAAACAGGAATCAGAGTTGTACAACCGTAGAACAGAAATCGGACGTATCGCAGACCAAAAGAAGAAGTATGCTGACGAGATGGTTCAGTGGGATGGCGTTCCTGATGAAATCGTCAGTGCTGCAGAACTTATCCGCCAACAACAAGAAATCCTGGCACGTAATGGCCATAATCAAGAATTGCGCAATCAAGTTAAAAATCTTGAAGCGCAGAAAACAATACTAGAACAACGTATCGCAGAAACTACTAAAGCTTTAAACGCAATGCAAGAACAAATGGCAGAACTTGCAAATGATTTAGTTATTGCAAACACAAACGCTAAGGACTTACAGGATGAATCAACTACAGAACTTGAAACTAGCATTGCAAATATTGATTCCACGAACGCTAAGGTTCGTGACAATCTAAATAAACAACGAGCACAGGCTGAAGCGGAAGAATATAAGCTGCAATATGGCGATCTAACAACACAGCTTGAAGACGTTCGTAAAGCACGCATGGAGTTATTAAACGGAGTTGAAATGCCACTACAAAATCTATCTGTGGATAATGGTGAGTTAGTTTATAAAGGTCAGAAATGGGACAACATGTCAGGTTCTGATCAGCTAAAAGTAGCTACGGCCATTGTTAGAAAAACGAATCCAAAATGCGGTTTCGTTCTCCTGGATAAACTTGAGCAGATGGATATCGATACCATGAACGAATTTGGCCATTGGCTGCAGGAAAACAATCTGCAAGCAATTGCTACAAGAGTCTCTACAGGTGATGAGTGCTCAATCTTTATTGAAGATGGATACTCAATTGATAAGTCAGGAAATAAAACTGCAGACAGTGAAATCAAGCCTGCAGGAGCATGGAAGGCAGGTACGTTCTAATGTTTGAAATCAATACAGGAGTTGTGAAAACTCCACTAAAAGTAATCATCTACGGTACGGAAGGCGTTGGTAAAACAACACTTGCAAGCAAGTTTCCTAAGCCGTTATTCATCGATGCAGAGAATGGTTCTGGAGCTCTTAACGTTGCACGTTATCCATATCCAACTTCTTGGCAAATGTTGATGTCAGAAGTTCAAGAGTTTCTCAACAATCCACAAGGATACAAAACACTAGTTATTGATTCGATCGACTGGGCAGAAGCAAAAGCTATCGAAATGATTTGCGCAGGCATGAAGGTCAATGGTATCGAGGATATTGGGTGGTCAAAAGGTTATACCTACTTAAATGAAGAAATGGGCAGACTGCTCAATCTTCTGACTGAAGTTATCAATTGTGGCGTAAACGTTGTGCTAATTGCACACATGGTTATCAGAACAATTACAAAGCCAGAAGAAACAGGCAGCTATGATCGTTACGAATTGAAGCTAAAACAAGCTAAGAATGGTAATAACTGCCAGCTTGTTAAAGAGTGGGCTGACTTGATTCTGTTCTGCAATTACCGTGAGTTCTTAGTAGCAGACAAGACAACAGGCAAGAAGAAAGCAACTGGTGGCAAAGAAAGAATCATGTACACCGAACATGCAGCTACATGGGATGCCAAAAATCGATTTGGTTTACCTGAAGTACTACCACTAGACTTTGAATCGATTGCACATCTATTCAGTGACAACTATGAGGTCAAGGCAACTGAACAAATTAAAGAGCAACAGCCACAGCACATAGCAACAAACACTGTTACAACAGCGCAACAAACTAAACCTGCAGAACAATCGAATCCTGAAGTGAATAACTGGACAACAAATACAGATACGCATTTATCAATTAATTCTACATGGAAGCCAACGCCATACACTGCTGAAGAAGAAGCTATCATGGCTGAACTACCTAAAGCGTTAACCGACTTAATGAAGTCTAAACAAGTGCATCCATCAGAAATTCAACATGCAGTATCAATAAAGGGTTATTTCACGAAAGATACACCAATCAAGAATTATGATCCTGAATTTATTCAAGGGTGCTTGATTGGGGCATGGCCAGCAGTAATGGAATTGATTCAAACAGATAGAGATTTGCCATTTTAAAATAGGAGGAAAAATAAAATGACACAGTATAACAACAATTATCAAAATCCATATGCACAACCTGCATATGGCCAACAGGCAGCACCACAACAACAAAGCGGAGAATTGATGGATGGAATGACAGTCTCTGCAGCAGATTTAGGAGACTATGACAAAGGGTACGTTTTACTTCCAGAGGGGACTTATGATTTCACTGTAGTTGATTTAGATGAAACACGTTATCAACCTGGTCCAAAGAGTTCAGGAAAAATCGGACCATGCAAGCAAGTTATTTTAACATTACGTTTTAAGGATCCAACAGATGGTGGCGATGTTGATTTAAAACACAATTTATACATGTACAACAATCAAGGCTGCTTAGGCATGATTGCATCATTCTATGATGCGGTAGGTATGCACAAAAAAGGTGAACCAATCACATTTGATTGGAGAAAAGAAGTTGTGATTGGGAAGCGTGGCCGTGCTGAAATTAATCACCGCAAGGGCAGTGATGGTAAGAGCGAATACAACAATATTAAGAAGATGTTACCGCTTGAAATAATGCCTACAGCGGGCAACCCTACACCTAACGCAGGAAACTGGTCTAACGGTCGCTTCTAATGGAGCTTAGACCGTACCAGGAACAAGCAAGGCAGGCAATTGAAAAGGAATGGGCGAGCGGGGTCAAGAATACTCTGCTCGTTCTTCCTACCGGTTGTGGTAAAACGGTCGTTTTCTCAAAAGTAATTGAGGATCAAGTGAAAGAAGGTAAGCGAGTGCTAGTAATGGCACATCGTGGAGAACTACTTGATCAAGCTGCAGATAAACTCCACAAAATGACAGGACTTACATGTGCTGTAGAAAAAGCAGACCAGTCATGTCTAGGCACATGGAATCGTGTTGTGGTTGGTAGCGTTCAATCACTTATGCGACCTAGCCGTCTTGCTAAGTTTAATAAAAATTATTTTGATGCAATTATTGTCGACGAAGCACACCATGCAGTATCAGACACTTATACACGCGTTCTAGAGCACTTTGACCAAGCAAATGTATTAGGTGTCACTGCAACACCAGAACGCTCTGATATGCGTAAATTAGGCAGTCTATTTCAATCGTTAGCGTATGAGTACTCAATCGTACAGGCAATTAAAGAAGGATACTTATGCAAAATCAAAGCACAAACCGTTCCACTCAAGATTGATATGAACAATGTTTCTGTTACTGCAGGTGATTTTTCAGCAAACGAAATAGGAACTGCACTTGATCCATATCTTGAGCAAATCGCTACGGAAATGGAAACAGTTTGCAAGAATAGAAAAACAGTTGTGTTTCTACCGCTGATTGCAACTTCAAAAAAATTTAAAAACATTTTGATAAATCACGGATTTAAAGCTGCAGAAGTAAACGGGAATTCAGATGATCGTGAACAGATTCTAAAAGACTTCAGTGATAACAAGTACAACGTTATCTGTAACTCAATGTTGCTTACAGAAGGATGGGATTGTCCTGATGTAGATTGCATAGTTGTGTTACGTCCAACAAAGGTTAGAAGCCTTTATTGTCAGATGGTAGGAAGAGGAACGAGACTTTCTCCAGGCAAAGAAGATTTGCTTATTCTGGACTTTCTATGGCTGTCTGAAAGACACGAACTTTGCAGACCTGCAGACATCATCTGTACGGATAAAGAAGTGGCCAAAAAGATGACCGAAAATCTTGCGGAAAGCGGTTGTCCTGAAGACATTGAAGAAGCAGAAAAAGAAGCATCTTCAGATGTACAAGCACAAAGAGAAGAAGCCCTAAAGGCACAGCTCGAAGAAATGAAGACACGCAAACGTAAGCTCGTAGATCCATTGCAATTTGAAATGAGTATTCAAGCTGAAGACTTAACCGGATATACTCCTTCATTTGGATGGGAAATGGCACCAGTCAGCAAGAAACAAAAAGATGCACTAGAGAAGTTTGGAATCTTTGCTGATGAAATTGAAAATGCAGGTAAAGCCGCACTTATCATGGATAGATTGCAGAAACGTCGTGATGCCGGCTTATCTACACCTAAGCAGATTCGTTTCTTAGAAGGACGTGGATTTGCTCATGTAGGTACATGGGAATTTACGGAAGCAAACAATATGATTGCACGCATTTCTGCTAACAACTGGAGAATACCATCGGGAGTTAACCCTGCAGAATATACACCAAAAGGAAATTAGTATATGGAAGGTAGATTAAAAGATTTAAGTGCCGCACTTGAGTATATCGACCCAAGCTTATTGAACTACCAAGAGTGGTGCAATATAGGCATGGCTCTGAAATATGAAGGTGCATCAGTAGATGTATGGGATAGATGGTCATCACAAGATGGTGGCCGCTATCATGCAGGCGAATGCGAAAAGAAGTGGAATTCATTCATCAATAGTGGGATTACTGGAAATACCATTTTCAAGATGGCAAGCGAGAACGGATATATTTCTGCAGATTATCAGCCAATCATTAAAGGTGGTGCGCGTGAATTATTTGACGGTGAAACCGTTGAATTTAACTATCGTATCATTGATAAGGGCATGATGGATTATGAGAAGTTACCTGAAGTCAAGAATTGGAATCCAGTTGAAGATATTAGAAAGTATTTATCAGTTATTTACGCTCCTAATGATCACGTTGCTTATTGTGTCAAATGTTTCCAAGATCAGGATGGCAAATATCATCCTGGTCAAAGAAACTATGACAGAACTGCAGGCAGATTAATGGATGAACTAGATCACGCTAAAAGGATTGAAGATGTGTTCTATGATTACGATCACAATTGTGGAGCATGGATAAGTTTCAACCCTATGGATGGCGGAGGTTGCAAAATTGATAATATTACTGATTTCAAATATGCATTAGTAGAATCAGACACCCAAAATATCGACATGCAGTACTCGCTTATGACAAAGCTAGAATTACCGATTGCAGCTTTAGTTCACTCAGGCAACAAGAGCATTCATGCCATCGTACGCATTGAAGCATCCAATGAAAAAGAGTATTCCAGACGTGTAGATTACTTATTCAAAGTATGTAAACAAAACGGATTAGATGTAGATACATCAACAAAGAATCCAAGCCGATTAAGTAGAATGCCTGGCTTCGAGCGTGGCAACAATCGACAGTACCTCATCGCAACCAATATCGGCAAAGAGTCATGGAATGACTGGGTAGAATACATCGAATCAATTAACGATGATTTACCTGATCCAGAGAGCCTTGAAGACGATTGGAGCAATCTTCCTGAATTAGCGCCATGTTTAATCAATGACGTACTCAGACAAGGTCATAAGATGCTTATAGCAGGGCCATCTAAAGCCGGTAAATCATTTGCGTTGATTGAGTTAACGATTGCGATTGCAGAGGGCTGTAAGTGGCTTAATAAATGGGATTGCGCGCAAGGTAAAGTTCTATACATAAATCTTGAATTGGATCGCGCCAGCTGCTTACACAGATTTAAAGATGTGTATGAAAAGTTAGGAATTCAAAGACCAAATCTAAGAAATGTTGAAATTTGGAATCTTCGTGGCAATGCCGTGCCAATGGACAAGTTAACACCTAAGTTAATCAGACGTGCACAGAAGAAAAACTACATTGCTGTTATTATCGACCCGATCTATAAAGTCATTACTGGTGATGAAAACAGTGCAGAACAAATGGCTAAGTTTACTAATCAGTTTGATAAGGTAGCGAGTGCATTAAACTGTGCCGTGATTTACTGTCACCATCACTCAAAAGGCTCACAGGGTAGTAAGAAATCAATGGATAGAGCTAGTGGTTCAGGCGTATTCGCACGCGATCCGGATGCAATGATAGACCTCATTCAAATACCTTTAAATGATGGTGTAACGGAGCAGCAGATAAACAAAGCTGTATGTGATGAATGGGCGAGAATAATAAAGCAATACAACCCTGAATACTACGAAACGATTCCGTATGATGATTTTATGAGCAGAAAACAGATGGGTAGCCATTTGTATGATTCTGTGACAATCAAGAGAAAACTTAATGATAAGCAGATTGAAATCATCACACAACAAGCTGAATTAAAAGCTTCACAAATGACAGCGTGGCGAGTAGATATGACGCTTAGAGAATTTCCTAAACCGCAGCAAACTGACATTTGGTTTAACTATCCAATTCATACATTCGATACAACAGGAGTGCTCGCAGATATACAACTTGATGAGGAAACGTCAGGATGGAGAAACAAAAATAATAAAAATAAAAATTCCGATGAAAAGGAAAAAAGACGAAAGGAAGAGTTTAATGATAAACTCACACGTTTAAATTTGGCATTTAGTAATTTAGAAGCTAGCAACTCAGAAATAACAATGGTGATGTTACGAAAAGAATTGAACGGATTAGCAAGAAATACGTTAAGGGATTGGATAAGCATGTCTGGCCAATACGAAATCATTACAACAGGAAAAAATACACCTAGCTTAGTGGTAAGAAAAAGCAGTAGTGTCGGTGTCGAAAATTAAGTATTTCGACATAGTGTCGAGTGTATAAAAATTAAAAATCGACACTAGAAATCCGACAGTAAAAGGTGTCGAAAAAAGGTGTCGCCGAAATATATATATACTTATATATATTTTAACCGACATTGAAAGCATGATGTCGGAAAAGAAATGTGCGTATGTCGATGACGAGAAGGGCTATAAGTACGCCCTTTCTCGATCAGACTACACACGCACTAATTTCTAACGCGCATGAAATAGGAGAAAAAAATGAGAAATAAAAAGCTGAAAGAAACTGAAAAATTAAATTTTATAAAATCTATGCCATCTTTATATCATCAATTGCCTAATCAGGACTTTGATATAAAAAAGAGTGAAGTCGTTAAATGGCTTATTCAACAACCTGAAATATTACAAAAAGTTTTTGACTTTGCGGCTAATCGTAGTCCTAAAAATAAACTAATCAAATACAATGCAAAGACTGGTCAATGGCAAGGAGTTGATTTTAAGCAGAAAGAAGAGGATGAAAAATATGGAAAGTGAAAACTGCTATTTGATTAAAACAATAACAGGTAATTTTTATACAACGGATTTCTTAAATGAAAATGAAACAAAGAAATTTATTCTTGAACTTCAAAATGAACAGTTTCTTAATACTATCGATTCTGAAGAACGCATTGTAATTTTAAACAAAAATCAAATTGAATACATAAAATGCTTAATTGTTTGTGAGCAAGAAATAGCAAAAGGAATTTTGAATGAAGAGGAATTGGATTTTTTAATTGGTCTTGGATTTTTATTTAAAGGAGAATACTAATCATGCAAATATTTCTACAAATGATTCCACCGACTACTACGGCGCAACAAAAAAAGGTCAACTTCAAGACCAAGACTATTTATGCAAATAGCAGCGCAGTCGATGCAAGAAACAAGTATCGCGCTCATCTAGCTGCGTATGTTCCTGATAAACCGCTTGATGGTCCGATTTCATTAAGCATCATCTGGGGCTTTCCTGCTGGCAAACACAAAAATGGTGAGCCATGCACAAACAAACCCGATTTAGACAACGTGAACAAGATGCTACAGGATGTAATGCAGGAACTGGGATTTTTCAAAGACGACAAAAATATCGTCCAGCTGAATCTCTGTAAGATTTGGACTTGGCATCCAGGAGTGATGATAGAAATCAAGAAAGTAGGAGAAGAGAATGAATAAATATCAAGAAGCATTAGATTACTTGGCTGTATCGTTACAAGTGTTTGATGAAACAGTTGACGATAAAACATATAGGGATGAGTTAGAAGCCAAAAGAGAGAATGCAAGAAAAGAGTTGCAGGAACTCGTTGATAAGGCTACACCGAAGAAACCTATACAAAAAGCAGCTGGACGGAAGGTATGTCCTAATTGTGAGCGTAGTACCGTAAGAGAAGTAAGTCCACGGTACTGTAGCATTTGTGGACAGGCAATAGATTGGGGTACAGATGATTTATAAAAAAGACCCAGAACTTGAGAAGATTATGCACTATGACATTTAGGAGGAATAGATTATGCCAAGAAATACATTGATGGATTTGAACAACCATCTTTTCGCAGAGTTAGAAAGACTAGGTGATGAGGATCTAACGCAGGAAGAACTTGAAAAAGAAATCGAAAGAGCTGATGCAATCACAAAGGTTGGCAACGTTCTTGTTAACAACGCAAAAACAGCATTGGAAGCAACGAAGACGCAGATGGAATGGGGAAGACGTGAGAGCGTGCAAATTCCTGAGATGCTGCTAGAGAACAAAAATCATGAAAAGTAACAGAGTCTTTACCGATGAGCAAGAACAGTGGATCTATGACAATGCTAAGGGAATAGGAAATGTAGAACTAACAAATAAATTCAATGAACGCTTTGGAGAGCAACGAAAACCACAGCAGATAAAAGCTTGGAAGAAAAGGCATAAGGTTTCAAGTGGCTTAACTGGTCGGTTTGAAAAGGGCAGAGTAAACGAACACAAGGGGGATCATAGTTTCAGAATTCCAAACAGTGAGCACACAAGATTTAAAAAAGGAAATCGACCAAAGAACCATCTTCCAGTAGGAACAACTGTTAAAAACACAGATGGTTACTTCCAAACAAAAGTGGCAGAGCCGAATAAGTGGAAGCTGACACACAGACTCATCTGGGAAAAAGCCAATGGTCCTATTCCGAAGGACTACACCGTAACATTCTTGGATAAGAACAAAGAAAATTTAGAATTGAGCAATTTAGCACTATTGTCGCGGCGAGCTCAGGCAGTCGCACAGAACTACATCGGCTTATCTGAAGACCAAGAAATAAGTAAGTCGGTAATTCAACTAAGCGAGCTACAAGTAAAGCGAAACAGCCTACATAAGCGGCTAAAGGAGAATAAGAAATGAACTACGATGATCCATACAGAGAAGAGCTGCAGGTGATTGATAGAGAATTAAGAAATCACTATGAATACAAGAAACAACTTGAAGCTGTGAACGAGCGTATTGCTGAGATCGATGCGCAGTTGACTTCAATTGGGAGTCCTAGGATTATGAGCCCGGATGAAGCAAAGTACCAGAAGGGCACTAGGATCTATAGTGACATCAACATGCTGGAGCTATTCCAGGAGCAGGACCAACTTATAAAGCAAAAGCAAGACCTGCTTTACTTGATTGGCCGTGTACAGGTGAAGCTGAACAAGCTGGATGAAGAAGACATGCAGCTACTTGAGCAACGCTATAAGTACAAAAAGACACTAAGAGAGTTGGCCAAGTTGAAATATGTTGGAAAGAGTACAATAGTAAGGAAAGTTAATGAAATCCTAAATAAATTATGGTAATATTATGTCACAAAATAAAAGAGGTGTTAGTAATGGCAAGTTGGGATGAAATTGTGAAAGAAATGGGAAGTTTCCCAAATCAGTTTGATTCAATTAGAGCTAAATATTTAAAGGAACTGTCAAGCTACACGAATAGGAACACTATTGCGTATTATTCCTCATTTTTAAATAAGCCATCAGCCCCCGGAAGTGATATGAACGATCAAGACATGAATGGTTTTATGAATGCCATGAAAGGCGTTGATGCAAAGAAAGGTCTGGATTTAATTTTACACACTCCTGGTGGGTCTCCACTAGCAGCTGAAGCGATTGTTGATTACCTTAGATCGAAATTCAAAAATAATATTCGTGTGATTGTCCCTCAATTAGCAATGTCTGCCGGAACAATGATTGCATGTTCTTCTAAAGAAATTTTTATGGGAAAGGAATCGAGTTTAGGACCAATCGACCCTCAGTTTAATGGAATACCAGCATATAGTATTTTAAAAGAATTCGAACAAGCAAAAACGGAGATTATTTCTAATCCAGCAAGTACAAATTATTGGGCAATTTTATTAAACAAGTATCCTGCCGCTTTTGTTTATAGAGCACAAGAAGCAGTTGCATTATCAAATGAATTAGTTTTAAAATGGTTGCATCCAGGAATGGTAAAAAATAAAACTGATGCCGAGAAAATTGTTTCTAAATTAAATGAGCATGATGAATCTAAAGAGCACGGAAGGCATTTTAATATAGATTATTGTCGTAGCATTGGCTTAAAAGTTACCGCTTTTGAAGATGATCAAGAATTACAAGATAAAGTTTTAAGTGTTCACCATTCATTTATGATTACATTCGGAGGAACTCCAGCTGTAAAAATCATTCAAAATGATGACAGACCATGGATAGTTACGGCAACCAATTAGGAGGAAATATGAAAAAATACACAAGAAAAAATATAGTAGATGTATATAAAAAATTAGGAATATATGAAAAATCTACTAAGGTAGAGGTAAGTGATTTTGAGATTCCTAATGAATTAGTTTCTACATGTGACAAAAAAGAAAAAAAACAAAACAATACTAGCTATAACGGTTTTTATAAATTCTAATTTTGGGACATGTCCCATGACTTTTAGGTGTATAATGGGCGTAGGCGAAAACCATGAGCAGAAATGCTTGTGGTTTTTTTCGTATGCACATTCGAAGCTATCAGCTTAATTTGAAATCACCCTAAAACTATTCAATTCATATGAGTACTCCTTTTGTGTTTAATCTTTCCATGTACTAGCTTTCCGGCTGGCTGATAGTTTCCAATGTGTGTGCGATGTAGAAAGGAGCAAGCCTATGAAGAAATTAACAGACAAGCAAAAGCGTTTCTGTGAAGAGTATGTGGTCGATCTCAACGCAATACGTGCTTACAAGTTAGTATATACTAACTGTAAAAGTGATAGAACAGCATCTGCTAATTCTAGTAGACTGCTAGCAAATGCTAACGTTGCCGCGTACGTGTGTGAGCTGAAGGAACAGATCGCGCAAGAAACTAAGATAACTGCAGCAGATGTACTTAAAGATCTTATCGAAGTTAAAAACAGATGTATGCAAGCTACTCCTGTTAAAGTGTGGGATTCCGATTTGCACACTTATGTTAATTCTAATAAAGAGTTTACCTTTGACAGTAAAGGAGCTAATACGGCTTTAAAGTTAATAGGCGAACATCTAGGCATGTTCCAAAAGAAAGTTGAACTATCGGGTGGACTAGAAACAAAGCAGTCTAAGGTTGATGATGTAATCGAACAATTGAAGGTTGCTGATGAAGAATGAGCGATTTGCGATTAATTCTATCACCTAAGTTCAAAGCATTTCTAAAGTATGATGCAGAACTGGAAGCACTTGAAGGCTCAACTGCTGCAGGTAAGACAACCGTCGGGGTCTACAAGTTTATCTTGAAGGTTTGGCAATCCCCTAAGAAGCTTCACATCATCTCTGGTGATGACACAGGTACTGTAGAGAAGAACCTGATTAATAAAGACCTTGGGATTTTGGATGACTTCGGGGATTTGGTTGAGTACCGTGGCAATGGATCCAAAGAGTACAAGATGCCACACTTGATCGTGCATGCCACAACCGGAGACAAGATTGTCTTTATCGTTGGCTATTCCACAAAAGAGAAGTGGAAGGATGCATTAGGTGGACAGTACGGATGCCTACTTATCGATGAGGTAAATACAGCTAACATGGAGTTTGTGCGCGAGTCTATTATGCGTGCAGACTATACCATGATGACGTTGAACCCTGACGATCCATCACTCCCTGTGTATAAGGAGTACATTAACCGTTGTCGCCCCATTCAGAAATGGACAAAGGAAACGCCACAAGAGATTCTAAATGATTTAAACGAACCGAAGCATCCAAACTGGATACACTGGTTTTTTAATTTCGATGATAACTATGGATTATCTGTAGAAAAGAAAAAGCAGATCATCGAATCAGTGCCTGTTGGCACAAAACTTTGGAAGAATAAAATTAAAGGGCTCCGTGGAAGAGCCACAGGGCTTGTTTTTAGTAACTTCGAACGTAAGACGAATGTTATTACGCACGAGCGATTAATCGCTCAAATAGGCGGCAAAGACAAGCTCAGGAAGGCCTTTAAGGTTTTCACTGTAGGCATTGATACAGCCTACTCACAAAAGTCACCCGATACGATTGCGATGTTGTTCCAAGGAATAACTGTTGACGGCAAACTGATAACACTTGATGAAGAAGTTTACAACAACGCGGATCTGCAGATTCCGATTGCGCCAAGCGATACAGTCCAAAGATTAGTTGACTTTGCGGAACGAAATCGAGAGAAGTGGGGATATGCGAAGTACATGTTCTTGGATTCGGCCGATCAAGCGACCATCACAGAATGGCAGAAATACAAACGCTTGAATGGCAGCATCTACGAGGTGATACCAGCCTACAAGAAAACAAAGATTATTGACCGTATCAACCTACAGCTAGGATGGATTGCTAAAGGTGATTACCTAGTGCTTGAGCACTGCAAGAATCACATACATGAGCTAGAAGTCTACAGCTGGAAGGAAAATAAATATGAACCTGAAGATGGTAACGATCATACGATTAATGCAAATCAGTATGCATGGCTTCCATTTAAGAGAGAAATAGGAATTGGAGGAAAGTAACCAATGGGTATTGGAATGAACATCAAGCAAGCTATTCAATCATGGCTTGAAATAAAACCTGCTGATCGAGAAGGTGTAACGATTGGCGAAGCCTACGATTATGAATTTAATGCGGGTATAAACCGAGTATGGATGCGTGGCCAACCAGCAGAATTATCAGCGCTCTATAAGCAGATAAAGGATACTAACAACAAGAATGCAACATTCTGGGGAGCAACGCCGTCTACACCGATTCATAAGATTCATACAGGACTGCCAGGATTAACGGTGAGAGTATTAACGGACATCGTTATACGTGATTTGAATAAAATCGAAGTCGATAAGCGTAATGACGAATGGCAGAGGATTGCAAATGATAACAATTTGAAGAAACTGTTTAAGCAAGCAATCAAAGATACTCTGTATGTTGGGGATGGTGCTTTCAAGATTTCAGTTGATAGCGATGTTTCAGATGAGCCAATCATTGAGTTTTATCCAGGAGATAAGATTGACTTAATCTACAACCGTGGAAGATTAGTGGAGATTGTTTTTAAAACGGTTAAGATTCAAGAAGGAACAACACGTAAGTACTTACTAAAGGAACGCTATGGATATGGCTATGTTAAGTATGAGCTATTTCACGTGAATGGATACAGCTTAGATAAGACAGACTTGTACGAGTTGGAAGAAACAAAGGACCTAGTAGACGTGCAGTTTGGTGGGTATAACGAGGAAACAAAAACAAAGGGAAGCTTTATGATGGCAATCCCTTTTTCTATCTTTGAATCAACCATGTACAAAGGTCGAGGTGAATCAATTTTTGATAAGAAAAAGGATTCATACGATGCGCTTGATGAGGTTGTTTCGCAATGGGCAGATGCAGTTAGAGCAGGGCGTGCGACAAAGTATATTCCTGATTCGTTAGTGCCTAAAGGCGCTAATGGAATGGACCTTCTACCAAATGACTTTGATGATCGCTTTATAAAAACAGGAAACGCTATTGGTGAGGATGCAAAACAGCAAATCAGCGTTGTACAGCCTTCAATTCCGACAGAGAACTATCTGCAGAGCTACATTACTTATTTGGACCTATGCCTACAAGGCTTGATCAGTCCATCCACATTAGGCATTGATACAAAGAAGTTAGAGAATGCTGAAGCTCAGCGAGAGAAAGAGAAAACAACTCTGTATACAAGAAATGCGATCATTGAGGCCTTTACAGAGATGGTCCCTAAGCTAATAACAAGTGTGCTTATGGTAAAAGATGGAATGACTAATAAGGGCTTGTCACAATTACTTGATCTTGATGTGAATGTTGATTTCGGAGAGTATGCAAATCCATCGTTTGAAGCTGTTGTTGAGACAGTTACAAAGGCTAAGCAAGGTGGTGTTATGTCAATAAGAACCGCGCTAGACGAGATGTATGGCGAATCTAAAGAAGATGCTTGGAAAGATGAAGAAGCACAACGTATTGCTGAAGAAAGTGGTGCAGTGCAGCTACCGGAGCCGAATGTGCCTGCAGATATGTTTAGTTAATGGACTACGATATTGCTGAAGCGTTTAGACGTATCGAGCTTGAACTGATTTCGTCTATGAAACGTAACTGGCAAAGGCACAATGAAGAAGAAAATAAATACGGCTTCACCTGGTCTAGATGGCAGGCAGAGCAATTAAAGTCTTTGGAGGAATTCAAAAAGAAAAATCCAAGACTTTTTTCTTCAGAATTCAAAGCAATCAATGAGCAATTTCTTGATAGCATTCTTGGTCAAAAAGAAACAAACTTCTTTGGAGTGCATTCCCGTAAGGTGCAGGCTTTAGTTAAAGCGACGACTGGCGATCTAGTAAAGGCTGAGCACGCCATGTTACGTAAGGCAAATGATGAGTACCGCAAAGTCATTTACAATGCACAAACGTATTTAGCAAGTGGCGCAGGAACACTTGATAAAGCGATTGACATGGCCAGTAATGATTTTCTTACTAGAGGGATTAATTGTGTTGTGTACAAAGGTGGCAGACACGTCAATATGGCAACATACTCAGAGATGTCGCTACGTACAACGAATAAGCGTATCGGTATGTATGCAGACGGCGCTAAACGTCAGGAATTAGGTGTGCATACCGTCAAAGTTTCACGGTATGGTATGTGTTCTAAAACCTGCCAACCATGGCAGGGACGTGTGTATGTTGATGATGTGTATAGTGGAGGAACACCTGAAGAAGCTGAAGAACTTAACTTACCTTTGTTGAGCACGGCTATATCCGGTGGTTTATTCCATCCAAATTGCAAGCATCACCTAAGCACTTATTATCCTGGTATGGATAACGACGATGATGGTGATCCAAGACAGCCGACATATGAGAATCCACCAGGCACACAAGAGCATCACTACCTACAGCATCAAATCCAGCGTGAAAGAAGACTACAGGTCGGTTCTTTAAGTGAAGATAAAATTAGAGAACATGCGGATAAAGAACAACAGTTAATAGGGCTTGATGAGAAGTATGTAAAACAAGCAGAGCAGTATTCTTCTTCTACTACAGATTATGAAATAAAACTTGCTGATAATGAAGTTGTTAGAAAGTATTCAATTATTTTTAAGGGATACGTCCCTGCTGAATTAATCGCTGGTAGCGAAAGCTATACTTCTATGTTTGATAAATTTGGATTCAATAGATATGTAATTAGAAGGAGAATAGTTAATGTAGCTACGCCTCCTGGAGAAACAAATGTAGATATAGGAAATCCAGCACTTGCAAATAGCCTTCATGAAAGAGCTCATGATTTGATAAACCAACTGGTCATGAAAAATCTAGGTTTATTAGATGGAATGGTGTTAGAAGAGCATACAGTAGCAGATGTCAATCAAGAAAAACGACGATTATATATATCGATGTTTGAAAACTGTTTTAGTGATAACCTATCATTTGATGAAATAATGGAAGAAGTAAAAAATGATATTAGTTTACGGGCAACAGACGTTGGAGAATTGATATCAGAGGCATTAACTCAATATTTTGGCGGAAAATATAGCAAAACCTCAAAAAAGGTGTATGATTGGTTTGTAAAGGAGTGGCTAAAATGAGTGAAACATATGGGCATGAATTAGACTTCGCTAGAGAATATATGTTTGTTTTTCCGATAAGAGAAGAGCCTGGATATCATATTCATTTTACAAAAAATTGTCCTACGGAAATTAAGGATAAGGTTTTGGAACTTTATCCTAAATTAATTGAAGAAACAAAGAGAAGACACAAAGAGGGTTTATACACTAGCAAAGATTATTTTTTCTAATAGTCGGCTAAATCGTTTGTTTATCAAGCATCCTAGAATAGGGTGCTTTTTTCATGCATGAAAGGAGAAAGGGAAATGGTGCAAGTAAAAGTCACACAGGATTATTTCGATAGAGAACAAGATAAATTGATGATTGTTGATGAGCAATTTGAATGTTCTCAAGAACGTGCTGAGTTTCTTACGATGTTCGGAGTAGTGGAAATCGTAAGTGAAGGTGAAGAAATCATCGAAGAAACAGAAGTCACTGCAGAAGAGTAGTGGCTTTTCTTATGGCCAATCACGATATGCCTTAAAAACTGTGCGTGTTTGATTTAAGGGAGACACCCAAAAAACAGGAGGAACTATGAAAGAAGTATTAAAGTATCCGCTTCACATTCAGTTTTTTGCTGATGATGGAGCACAACCAAACACAGGAGATGGAAATGACAACAACGGTGCTTCACCTAGCGCGCAAGGAGCAAATACAAACGTTTCTATCGACTACGACAAGATTGCTGATGTTTTAGATAAGCGCGGATCACAAGCTCAATATGCTGCCCTGAAAGGGTATCTAAAGGAGCAGGGTGTATCTGCTGATGAAATGGATAAGGCAATCAAAGAGTTCAAGGATAAGAAAGAAGCTGACAAGCAATCTAAAGAAAAAGAACAAGCAGACATGCTTGCAGAAAATCAGCGATTAAAGCTACAGATTCAAAATATTGAAATCGATAAGAAGATTTCAGAACTTGCTGAAGGTGTCAGCGCTGAAAAATTACCTTTCTTAGCAAAACTTATTGATCGCTCCAAGCTGTTAAACGATAAAGGGGAAATTAATGAAGACAGCGTTAAAGCCGCTATTGAAGAAGTTGTGAAGGCATTCCCTGATTTCAAAGCGCAGACAGGAACGACACAGGGCTTCACAAAAATCGGAGCAGATGGCTCCAACTCAAAGGCATCATTAGACGATGTCCTTGCCAAAAATTTTGGTGTTAAAAAATAGGAGGAATATTAAATGCCAAATACAATCGAATATGCAAAGAAGTATGTACCATTATTAGATCAGGTTTATGCACTCGCATCATTAACAGCCGACCTAGAATCTGATCCAGAACTAGCTAAAGAAGGAGCAAATGCGAATGAAATCGTTATTCCTAAGTTAGAGATGGATGGTTTAGGAAAATATGACCGTAACGAAGGCTATACAAAGGGCAATGTTAAGTTCAAGTATGAAACTGTTAAGTTCAACTATGAGCGTGGTCGTGCATTCAATGTAGACAACATGGATGAAGAAGAAACAATGAATGTGATTGCTCCAAAGATTATGGGAGAGTTCACACGTACAAAGGTAGCTCCTGAAGGAGATGCATTTACCTTTGCCAAGTTAGCAGGTAAGACAGGCGTTTCAAGTGCAACTGGTGCATTAGCTACTGGTGAAGCTGTGGTTAAGGCGTTACGTACAGCATCTACAAAGATGGATGAAGACCAGGTTCCAACAGAAAGCCGTATCCTTTACATCACGCCTACATTAAAGGGCTTGATTGATGATCTAGACACAACAAAGTCTAAGGCTGTTCTAAACAAGTTCTCAAAGGTTGTAGAAGTTCCACAAGCACGTTTCTACACAACAATTGATTTACTTGATGGTAAGACTGGTGGAGAAGAAGCGGGTGGTTTCAAAAAGAACACAGCCGGTAAGGAAATCAACTTCATGATTGTTGAAAAGTCTGCAATCTTAAAGTACAACAAGCACATTGCACCAAAGATTGTTACACCTGAACAAAACCAAACAGCAGATGGTTACATCTTCGGATATCGCAAATATGGCTTAGTTGATGTGTATGAAAACAAGCTTGCTGGTGTATATTGCCACCACGTTGCCTAATAAGAGGTACAGATTATGGCAGAAACAGTAGGAAAAATCTTCGTTAAAGAAGTGGATCTAGAAGAGGTTGAACAAGTTGAGCCTATTGAGCCAATTGTTGAACCGGAGATTCAGCCTGAAATCGAAGAAACAGATAAGAAAAGCAACAAGAAATGAGGTGATGTAAATGCAATACGTCGATAAAGCGTATTACAAGGACACCTATAACGGTATTATCTTGACTGAGGATAATGCTGATAGATATTTAACGATTGCTTCACGGCAAGTTAACACTATCTGTAGAGGAAAAATCGAAGGGATGGGCTTTGACAGCCTGTCCCCTTTTCGTAAGTCTTCTATACAAGAGGTGATATGCCGGCAAGCAGAATTTCTTTATCAAAACGAAAGCATGTTAGAAACATACTTAAGTAGCTATGCAATTAACGGTGTTTCAATGCAGTTTGGTCAAGCGTGGAATCTACATGTAGAAGGTGGAATTGCAATGCCTGAAGAATTGTATCAAACACTACTTAGGACAGGTCTTTGCTATAGAGGGTTTAGCTATTATGGGTAGTTGGCCTTCTTTAGTTTTGCCACAGTTCTGCAAGACACCAATTCATTTGATTTTCCATCAAGAAGGAATTGATGAAGATGGAGCACCGATCAAAGCTGTAGAGTTGGATGCCTTGTGCAATTATCAAGGCTCTGCAAAGCGCGTACGTACCGATAAAGAGACGTTTGTGCAATTGACGGGTATTTGTCTATTTAACGGAGATATAGCTCCTAACGTGCTTGAAATTGGCACAGGCGAGGCGATTATCTTCGGAGAGAAGAGGACCATCGTTTCTGGGAAGAAGGCACGCAATCCTGATGGAAGCGTGAATTATTGTGAGGTAGATCTTGGGTAAGGTTAGAATCCATTACGGAAACGTTGCTACATTGCGAGATGGATTACGGCAGGCATTGTACAAGACGGCTGATGCTATCCGTACAGACGTGCGCGATAAGCAGGTAATACCGTTTGACAAAGGAACCCTGCAGGAAAATACGTTTATTGATGATACACGTAATCCTGATAACGCTTATGTAGTTTCATCCACTCCATACGCTCGTAGGCTTTATTTTCATCCGGAATACAACTTCCGTACAGAAAATAATGAGCATGCAGGTGGTAAGTGGTTTGAACCGTGGACCTCTAAAGGCAAATATGCAGGTTGGGTAAAAAGACGATTTGAATCGTTTGCAAAGGAGTGTGCAGATGTCTAGTACAATGAGACTTTATGAAATTAGAAACTGGCTGAAAACATTAAATTTATTTGAACATTACTATATCGGTAAGTTAGATCAGAAGCCTGATAAGGCAATAGGTGTTTATCAGTTGTCTACTTCTGGCAGTCCAATAATGGCATTAGGTAACAAGTCCTCTTACAACGTTAAACGCGCATCGCTATTGATTCACTGGAACAACAATGCCAGGGAAACCGATGAAGCGGCAAATATGCTTTTTGAAACAATCATGAATGCAAAACATCCAACTATAGGTGATTGGAAAGTGCAGTTTATTAACATGCTAGTTCCGGAACCGCAAGATGTCGGAACAGATGATAAAGGAATCTATGAATCAGTCATAGAAATCGAAATTTATTATGAAAGGAAATAAATAATATGTCTGAAAAATATACAGGTGTATTCCCAGTATTTAACAATGAATTCAAGTTTGATATTGGCACAAAAGATGCTCCAAAGAAAGTTAATGTAGCGGATTTGGAGTCTTTTTCAGTATCATTCTCTAATGGTATTGAAAACTGGAATCCTATGGATACAAAAGGTTGGCAGCGCGGTCTGATGACTTCTAAGTCTTTGAAGATTGAATTCAAGGGTAAGAGAAACATCGGCGACGAAGGCAACGACTACATTGCTTCTCTTGCTTTCAAGACAGGCAAGGAAGCCACAATTCCATTTGAATGGACAATGGTAAGTGGTGCAAAGTTAGCTTTCAATGCGATTGTGGATGTTACATCTGCTGAAGGTGGAGACTCGACAAATGTTGGAGCATTAGAATTCACAGTTAACTCTGATGGAAAACCAACTTATACTCCAGCAGTTTAAAAAAACAAAAAAATAGAAAGGAATGGGCGGTCACGACGGCTGCCCTTTTAAATGTATATGGGAAAAATTATCGATATTAGTGCAAAGCTCGTAAATGAGCCTAAGTTCTTACAAGTTGCGGAAGGAAAAACATATAAAGTTGACGACCGCAAAAATACAGTTCTACAGATGAATGCACTACTTAGTGAGGGTGCAACTTCCGTAGAGGGAATCGATAAGGCTATTAAGTTAGGTCTTGGAGAAGAGGCTTTTAAAGAAATTGAAGCAATGGAATTATCTATTACAGCTTATCAATCATTATTCATTGGCATAATGGCTCTTGTTACAGATAAGTCATTTGAAGAAATGGAGCAGACTTTTCGTAACACCACAGCATAGTGATGAGTCTTACTATGACTTGTTTGAAGATTGGGATTTAATCGATGCTTCAGTTACTCAGCAATATGGAATCCGTTTAAGATATGAGCCTGAAATGCAGTGGGGAGAGTTCTGCACTCTACTTACTGGTTTGAATGGAGATACGCCATTAGGACATGTGGTTGATGTTAGATCCACTACGGATAAAGAACGCATTAAAAACATGTCTGCAAGCGATAAAAGGATACGAGCTGAATGGCAGGCAAGACAGAGTAAGAAACCTATCGATAGCAAGTCCTATATGCAGTCTATGAGAGCCCTTGAAGAAGCCATGAAGGCATTGGCTTCGTAGAAATGAGAGGTGATTAGATGGCAACAGAAGTAGGGTCCGTTGAATTAGGTGTCAAGCTTAATGACAATCTTGAAAAAGATGTAGCAAAAGTTGCGAATAAGGCAGATAGCATCTTAACCGGTAGGTTTAATGCTATTGGTGCTACTATTGGCAAAGTTTTAGCCATTACAGCTTTAGCGAGATTTGGATCGCAATGTATTCAATTGGGCTCTGACCTTGCTGAAGTTCAGAACGTTGTTGATGTTACATTCCCTACAATGTCAAAACGTGTAGATGAATTTGCACGTAACGCAATAACAAGTATTGGCATGTCGCAGAAAGTAGCTAAGGAGTACATGGGACAACTTGGTTCTATGGCACAGGCATTTGGTTACGGCGAAGCTGCATCGTACGATATGGCTTCAGCTATAACAACGTTAACAGGTGATGTGGCATCATTCTATAACCTATCGAATGATGAGGCATTTACTAAGTTGAAATCTGTATTTACAGGTGAAACAGAATCACTCAAGAGCTTGGGTGTCGTTATGACTCAATCGGCTCTTGATGAATACGCTTTGGCGAATGGTTTCGGTAAAACAACAGCCAAGATGTCAGAGCAAGAAAAGGTAGCATTACGATTGGCATTCGTGCAAAATGCATTATCTAATGCTGCAGGAGACTTTGAAAGAACATCAGACGGTTGGGCAAATAGCACACGCGTCCTATCGCTTCGTTTCGAAGAGCTGAAGGCGACAATTGGCCAAGGTTTGATAAATGTATTAACTCCAATTATCGGTGTCATAAACGTCATTCTAGGAGGTCTACAGACACTTGCAAATTACTTTGTCGCTTTTACAAGGCTAATCACTGGTGGCAAAGGCGCAGCTGGTGCCACAGGAGCGATAGCATCCAATATAGGTAAGGCAGGCGCTGCTGCAGGTGGATTAACCTCTGGACTCGGTAAGGCAGGTAAAGCTGCAGATAAATTAAAAGGAGCTCTTGCTGGATTCGATGATTTGAACGTGTTACACGATTCAGAAGATTCAGGAGCCGGAGGCGGTGGAGGAGCTGGAGGCGGTGGTGCCGACTTTGGTTCTTTAGGCATTCCGGATGGCTCAATCGACATGAGCGGAGTAGATGAAATCTACGATCGTGTTAAAGGTATATTTGATAAAGTTACTGGATTTCTAAAAGACCACAAAGTAATCATCACTTCACTTTTAGGTGGAATGTTTGCAGGATTTGCGACTTTTGGAATCATAAAGAATTGGAGTGCTATTAAAGGCGTCTTCACTGGACTTTTAGCGCCTCTAAAGGCATTAGCAACAGGGTTTTCTACCTTCTTCACAGGTATAGCTAACGGTGAAGGGGTACTAACATCATTGCAGGCAGTCTTTGGTACGGCAACAGGAACGGCTTTATTCTTCGCTGCGATTGTAGCTGCAGTATCTGCAGCACTCATCTATTTGTATCAAACAAGTAGCGATTTTAGAGCTTTAGTACAGACAGCACTAGATAGCTTGTTGGGCATCCTTAGCAATCTATGGAATAACGTTTTAGTTCCTTTAGGTGCATTTCTGTTAGATGTATTCAACACGGTCATCGTACCAATTGCGACCTTCTTAGCACAGGTGTTTGTTAAAGCAGTTGATGTACTCTTTAGCGGTTTATTATCACTTTGGAATAACGTGCTTGCGCCAATAGCCAATTTCTTGGTCACAGTCCTAAGCATTGCCTTAAAAACAATTGTAGATGTGTGGAATGGTTGGAAACCTGCCATTGAAGCAATTGGAGCAGGTGTTGCATGGGTTTGGAACAATATCTTATCTCCACTAGCAGATTTCATTAAGGGAGCAATGCTGGATGCATTTGCGGTTCTTGGCAAATTCGTTGATGAGTTATTGAAGAGTGCAACTTCGATGTTCAAAGGCTTTTCCGATTTCTTGGTCGGCATATTCACATTAGATGTTGATAAAGCTATGCAAGGAGTCCAGGAAGTACTTCGTACATTCTTAGGATTCTTGGATAGAGTTTTCGGAACAAATTTCAGCTCATCGTTTAAGTTTATCAACGGAATTGTAATGGCGTTCTTTAGCGGAACACAGCAAATTTTCGATGGTATCAAACAGATATTTGGTGGTTTGATTAATTTTGTCCAGGGAATATTCACAGGAAACTGGAAACAAGCTTGGCAAGGTATTGTCGATATCTTCGGTGGCATTTTTAGTACGATTTCAGGTGTGGTAAAAGGACCAATCAATGCGGTTATTGCCATCGTCAATGGTGCAATTAACCGAATAAACGGCGTGGGCTTTACCGTACCGGATTGGGTGCCTATTATCGGCGGAAAAGGTTTCCGAGTAGATTTACCTAATATTCCGGCATTGGCCCAAGGTGGATATGTTGGAGCGAATGCTCCACGATTAGCTTTGATTGGTGATAACCGTCACGAAGGTGAAATCGTTTCGCCTGAGAGTAAGATCTATGAACAGACCAAACGTGCGATAGATGATGCGCTAATGGCATCACAAGGTGGTAATGGTCAAGAAGTAATTATCCGATTAATGTATGAAATCTTAGAGACACTACAAAATCTAGGAATCGTGATTGACCAAGATAAACTACTAAAACTAATAGATCAAAGAAATAAACAATTACAGTTAGCAAAGGGAGGTTAAAGCATGATTGATTATGAATTGATAAAAATTAAAATTGACGGTGTAGATCTCCCTGCGCCAACTAAATTTAAACCGGAATTTGGTGATCTAGACAGTGACAGTTCGTTGCGTGATGTAAAAAAAGGAATTATGCATCGTATGCGTATCCGTGCCGGTGTATTTAAAATTTCACTAACTTATTCCATCGATGACCTTGAGGTCGTATCGAAAGTGATGAACATGTTAGAACCGCCGGAGTTTATGGTTGAAACGCTAGATATTAAAACACTACGACGTAAAACGTACAAGATGTATTGTAGTAAAAGTAAATTTGAATATATCGCTGTTGGTGATGGCATTTTTAGCCAAGGCTACACCTTTGATTTGACGGAGTGCTAGAGAATATGAAAGTCTATATTAAAAAAGGAAATGCAACATCTGTTGAAATAACAGATCTAGTTGTATCGTTCAATTCGTCTAACAGTATGCAAGAGGATAGACTTTTGGGTAATACTCCAAGCATGATGTTGGACCTCGATTTAAACAATACAGATGGTGTTCTTAGTGATTGTGCTGGGAACACCTTTTTGATTGATCTAAAAGAAGCTGATAGTACGGAAATTCCGACACAAGAATTTATCGTACAAGAAGCTCCAGAGAAATATACAAAGAAGTTATCACTAACCTTGTACGATGTAATGATCAAATTTAACAAGCCGTACAAGAGCTCGTTAGCGTATGAAAAGGATAAATATCCAACTATCTCTCAACAATTAGATGAGATGTCTAATTTGGCTGGTGTGAGAATTGATAAAACAGGGTTATCAAATACTGTGCTGAACAAAAAAGCTCAGTGGATAGATACAACAATAATCATGCGCGATTACATTGGATGGATTGCTGAGTTAAGCGGTACAAATGCACTCATTAACGAGTCGAACACGCTTGTTTTTAGAAATCTCTTTACAGCTGATCATGACATAGAATTTACATCAGATTTTGAAAAAACAGATTTAATAACCGTCTCACGTGTTGCGTATGATGACGGTGTTAATTTGATTGCTTCAGGAAACGATACAGGAAAGACAATTTACATTGATGCAAACAATTCCTATTGCGATAGCCAAACCTATACAGATGCTATTTTAGCGAAGTATAATGGCCAATCATTCTACGGTATGTCAAGTTTAAAAACCTTTGGTAAAGATACGATTAAATTAGGTGATACGGCCACATATGATGGCAACAAGTGTATCGTCTTGAGCATTAAGCGAAAGTATGTAGGTACACAATCTGTTGTCGAACTTGATGGAGAGGTTGCATTAAAGAATGTCGATTCTGTTGTTACTAAGGTATCTGATAAAGTAAGAATCAAACGCCTACAGGTTAAAGTGGATCAAGATGCAAACAAGCTTGAAATTGTCGCAAAGAATCTTGAAGATGCAAAAGGCGATGTAGGTAATCTACAAGTTGAAACAAACAAAATTAAGACACAAGTCGAAAATATTTCTGCTGGAACAGTTTCTGGTACAAAGCAATATTATCTACAAACGACGTCAGAAGATAAACCGTCCAAAACAGATTCAGCATGGACTACTACAAAGCCACCGTCAATAGCGGGACAGCATATGTGGTACATGCTTGCAGATGTTTTGGCCAATGGTTCTGAAATTAAACACGATCCATTTGAACTGACGGGTATTAAAGGTGATGCAGGTAGGGGGATTGTTGGTAATCCTAAGCTAACGTATCAAGCGAGTACGAGTTCTATAGTACCTCCAACTGGTCAGTGGTTAGAGAATATACCACTTGTTAATGAAGGCTATACGCTATGGACTAAGACTACATATACCTACAGTGATAAGACGACATCGGACGTATATTCTCCGTCAATAGCAGGCAAATCGGGTAGAGGTGTTAAACATGCCGAACCGCAATACTATTTGTCGACATCTAAGACAGAATTAGTAGGTGGTGAGTGGTCAAATATGCAACCTGAAAAGACCAAAGATACATGGATATGGACGAGATACAAAACCATCTTTACTGATGATAGTATTGGTTATTCCGAAGCGGTCAAAGCTGATACATTAAATGGATGGATTGATGTATCTATTGCCAATAAGTCAACCATTGAACAGTTGAATAATTCCATTAATTTATCCGTGCAAGAAACAACAGCGATTAAAAAATCGTTACAATCAACAAACGATGATTTACATGCATTAGAAGCACAGACACTACAATATGCGACTAAAGCAGAATTGCAGCTGACGAAAGACAGTATTAGTCAAACGCTGACGGAAGAAATAGATGGTAAAACTGCTGTCCTGAAACAAATCAAGTTGCAATCAGACGGCATGCATATTCAGGGCAAAGAAGGCTCGACAACTGAACAGGTGCTTGATGAAAAATCGTCAAAGATTGTGGTTAATGGGAAAGTCATGGTTGATGTCAATTCTACCGAAACACGAGTGCAATCATTAAAAGCAGAAGGCAATTTCGCAACAGGTGCGCACAAGTTTAAGCGTGGAACATTAAAAGAAATCAGCGGTGAAGTAGTTGCATGTACGAATATTTATTGGATTGGTGGTGAATAAGCATGGTTGCATTAAATAACAACTGGGTAAAAGTTGCACAAGTCCATAAAAATGTAAATGGTGGTATATACGACATCGTTTTATGGGCGAGAGAGCCTGACCAATGGATAGACATCGAAAACAATAAATCATGGATTGAAGTATCTCTCGATACAGAATGGGTACAGGGTAATACATACGGTGGTAATTACGTAATTGAATGTACTGGGTGTACTCCAATTAGCGGCGGTTCTCCTTACCATTTTGAAACGTCCAAAAACATATTAAGAGGTGGCTTTTGGGCTGGACATGACGATAACGGAAACTACACTACAAATTTATCTGCTAGTTTAACTTTCGGAGCGTATCCGCTAATGAATACATCACTAAGTGGTGATGTATCATGTAGAAATATTCCAAGAAAGAGTGTTGTTGATAATTATTCTCTGAACAATAGCGAAAATAAGTATGCTATTACATATACAAGAAAAGTAAACGCATATCGTGAACGCATGCGTATTAGTATCGTTAATGTTGAGCAAATAAAAGTTGTACAACCATACGAAAATGGTGCGGTTGTGTCTATGTCTGAAACTGAATGGGACAGAATTTATGAACTCACCAAAAATCTTGATAAGGGGAAATGTGAAATCGGTATTGTGTTAGAAACATGGACCGCTGATTTTAAAACTAAGATTGGCGAAAGTGCAGAATATAAACAAGAACTGACGATTACGGATTCTCCAACACTGGATAGCATTGTTGTATCAGACGAGGGAGTTGCAAAAACATATATTCCTAATGAATATGAATGCATGTCTTTATTGTCTAAGAAACGTGTTAAGGTGAGTGCAAGCGCCAAGAAACATGCAACGATTAAATCTATCACTGTAAGTGTTGGGGCGTTTAATAAAACAGTCAATACATCAACAACAGATGTTTTATTCGATGGTTTGACAAATGCAAATAGCGAGATCACGTACACGATTACCGCTACAGATAGTCGTAATAATGTTACAACTTGGACACAGAAAGCAAAGTATCATCAGTACGTTAGACCATCAATTATCAATCTAAATGTGGCTCGTAACGGTGCAGAAAGTAGCAATGGCGCAATTAGTGCAGATGGTGAATATTGGAATGGCAAGGTTGGTAATACAACCAACGCTATCAATATCACGATTACGGGTAGCGCAACTGGTAATACATCAGGATTACTTAATGGTAATAAGTGGTCCGCCACAAAGCCGATTGGTGGTGCAAATCCAAACCAAGCATATACATATACATTAACTGCCACCGATAGATTTGGGCAGTCGATTAGTCGTGACATTACATTGGCTATCGAAAAAGCGCTAATGCAACTTGGAAAAACACAGGTTGATGTAAATGGTAACTTCACAGCAGAAGATTACTATTTTAAGAAAAACAATAAGTATCAAAGAATGATTGATTTCTTTTACCCGGTTGGCTCAATCCTTATGAATGAGAATAAGGACTATGATCCAAACGCTATTCTTGGTGGTAAATGGGAAAAGATAAACGATAGATTGTTGATTGGCGCAAGCGAAGACATACCTATTAAATCACAGGGTGGCAGTGCCACCCATACTCACGGTAATAGAGACGGTCGTAACGGTAATCTAGCCGCTGCAATCGGTGCAACCAACAATAACGCAAACGTTATTGGTTACAAAGCCGCTAATGATACAAACTTAGCTGCGGTAGGAAATGCTACGTATGTTGTCGCTGGAAGTGGAGTAGGATACACAGGATGGAACCACTTTACGCAGGTAGTCGGTCAAACAGCGGAAGCCAGCACATTACCACCATATTACGCCGTTAATATTTGGCGAAGAATAGCTTAATTGAAAGGAGTATGCAAGCATGGAAATTAAGTTAAATGATGGCAAAACATTTGAAGTCTTGTCATATCAAAAAAATAGTTTTGAATTGATGATACCTTTTAAAAGGGTATACGATACAGCGGTTATTATGAACCAAAATAATGTTTCTAATGCAAGGATTGTGGAATCCAGCATTGGAAAAGAGAATGTTTTATATCAGTTTAAAACAGTTAAGATGTTGGGCTTTGAAACTAAGGTTGTTGATGAAAACAATGTGTCTATCCGATTTGCATTTGAAGAAATTCCAGCAACAGAAATGGAGTTAGCACAGTTGCGAGCCAAGATGGAGTTACAACGAAACGTGTTTCTGATTGGCATGAACCATGCAAGCCCAGAGGATGTAATACGTCTATGTGATGAATTAGACGGGTGGCATGAAAACAAATATCCGTATAAAAAGGGTGAACGATTCAAGCATAAAGGTAAACCGTATGAGGTTATCATGGATTTAGTTTCAGACCCAAATCAAACCCCCGATAAGTATAAAGCTCTGTATAAAGAAATAACGAAAGAAAATAAACCCATCTACCCAGAATGGAAACCTGGGATGGTTGGACAAAAAGGCGAACGGTATATCTACGCTGGAGATATCTGGGAGTGTACTTGGGATAATAATTCAAGAACCCCTGGTGGATTAGGTTGGAAGAAAATATAACGTCATAATTGAATTTTCGCAAAAATGAATTATAGTAAAAGTAACAACAGAATAAAGTATAGATAGCAAAGGCTATTTCCCAAAAAAACAAGGGAGATGGCCTTTTTTTACGTTAAAGGAGAAATAAAGATGACATTAAAAGGTATTGATATCGCTAGTTGGCAAAGTGGTTTAAATTTACATAACATTGATTATGATTTCGTTGTTGTAAAAGCAACCGAAGGTACAGGATATGTCAATCCATGCTGTGATATGCATGTACAGCAAGCGATTGAAATGGGTAAATTATTTGGAGTTTATCATTATGCAAATGGTTTAGATCCTATTGCTGAAAGTAATTACTTCTTAGAAAATATCCAAGGATATTTGAGAAAAGGAATTTTAGTACTAGATTTTGAATCAGGCGACAATGCAGCTTGGAACGCTAACCCTAATGGATGGGTAAAAGCATGGTGCGATAACGTTTATAACCAAACAGGTGTAAGACCACTGGTGTATATCCAAGCAAGTGCTTTAGATAAAGTCAGTGGTATTGGTGATTACGGATTATGGGTAGCACAATATGCATCATATGAGCCTACGTATTATCAAGATATACCATGGAATGAAGGTGCTTATGATTGTGCAATGAGACAATATGCAGGCAGTAATGGTCGTGTTTATGGATATGACGGTGGTGTTGATTTAGATAAATTCTATGGCGATGCAGAAGCATGGATGAAATATGCTAATCCAAATGGTGAATATGTTGCACCACAACCACAAGTTCAGACATACGCTCAACCATCCTTACAGTCTGGTAGCACAACATACATCGTACAGGCAGGCGATACATTATCAGGAATTGCGACAAGATACGGCACGACATATCAGCACCTCGCAGCAATTAATAATATTGCGGATCCAAATATAATTTATCCTGGACAGGAAATTCTTATTGATGGTACTGCACCTATTAACACTACAAGTGAAGAGTATTACACAATTCAAAGCGGAGATACATTATCTGGTATTGCAGCCAAGTTTGGAACTACATATCAATATCTTGCGGAATTGAATGGGATTGTTGATCCAAATAAGATTTATGCTGGTACAACTATCAGAATCAGATAGAAAGGACCAAAACTATGAAGAATGGTATTGATCCAGTAACAATACAACTTATAATCGGTGCAATTAGTGTAATCATATCCGCAATCGTTGTAGTAATTACAGTTAGCAAAGGCAGTGAATCACAGGCAAAAGAAACTGGAAAGATACTTGCAAGTATCGACAGCATGAAGGAAGTGCTTGCTGATTTAAAATCGACAACCAAGGATGTTACCGCAAGAGTTACATCCTTGGAATCAAAAGTAGCAACAGAAGAAGCAACGCTAGTTTTGATTACATCAAGACTAGAACAATTAGAAAAAAAGAAAGAAGGTAATTAAATTATGAAAGATAAAAATTATTGGATCAAATGGGCAAAGGCGGCAGGAAGAAGAGCCTTGAAAACAGCAGCACAGACATTTGTTGCAACAATCGGAACAACAGCAACAATCGGAGCAGTTGACTGGAAGTTAGTTTGTTCTACATCTGCTCTAGCTGCGATTTTATCAATTGGCACTTCTTTAGCAGGCTTACCAGAAGTAGAAACTAATGATATCGCCGAAGAAGATTTAAAATAAATTGCTTTTCCTAAAATTCCTCCTTCCCTTATCGTAATTGATGTTGCGGTAGGGGGAATTTTATTTTATATTGTAGGCATGGAAACAAAAGATGATATTAAAATAAAGGTAAGAAATTATATCAATGTGGCATGTGATCTACTTGATATTCCTACTCCATATATCCATTACAACATACCAAAATATATGAAGGAGCAAGGAAAGGAAATTGCTATAACGATAAAAAAGGGAAAGCATTATCATATTTACTTGAATATTGATTATGAAAATAAGTCTATATTATATAATGCTTGCTTGCATGAATGTAGACATGTATATCAATATATTGTTTGTGATAGTCCAATGGCTTATATGATAGAGCCAAAAGATTTGGTAGATGCATGGAGAAATAATTTAAAATGCTATATCGGAAATCAAATTGAAGATTATGAATTACAACCACTTGAATTAGATGCATATGCTTTTGGTGATTATGTGTATAACACAATGTATGGTCAAGAAATGATAGTGCGTAAAGACTTTGTACGCAGAGCATTATTAAAAAGAATGATGGAATTATCGGATATTTATACAGAAGAAGAAGTATTATCTATAGCAAGTGATTATTTTAATATAGAACAAAAAAGACCGCTATATAGTTAG